GGTGTTTTTCTTTGTCCACTGCTTCCCTTGAAGCATTTCTTTCCTGTCATTTAGGATGGCTCTGAATCGGTTCAGGCTTTCGGCTGCGCGAATGCCAATCAAGTTAGCACAAGGCTTGCCTTGGCTGTACCATTCTGAAAAACCATCCCAAAACTCGTCATAGCTCATGTCTTCCTTGAAAAATGGGAAAGGATGATTCTGAAAATTGACGATGTATGACTGTTGCGGCATTGGACGAATCCATCGTTCTTTATCACGCTCTCCCCAGCACTGCCATTCAATCGCATAGGCACTCACGGTGCATGGCAAAGTGATCGGAAGGCAGCACCAGTAAACATCCAAAAGATCAAGATTCTTTTGTAGGATTGAGTGCATAAAGTCAAGCGACTGCTCATAGTTGGCCTCGTTGTCCAAAATCTGAACACCGATCTTTTGAGTAATTCCCCGCTCGCGCATGTACTTCAAAACCAGATTGAGCATGACCCCTGAGTCTTTTCCACCGCTGAACGACAAGTAAATGCGTTCAAAGTTTGCAAACACAAAATCAAGTCGCTCAATTGATGCGTCGTATACGTTTACATCTTCCTTGTAAACACGTTTCATCATCAAACCTTTCAAGCCCCAGCACAAAGCCGGGGCAGTGTTGTGGGTTACTTCTTGGCCCACGGCGGCGCAGCCTTTGCAGGTGCAGCCATGGATTGCATAGGCATAGCAGTTGGCGCGACGCTAGGCAATGCGCCACCGCTCACGGCCTTGAAGCCGCGCACCTCGTTCTTGTCGCCGTATTGCTCGTCACTCTTAACGTCAAGCTTGATGCTCAAGCTACCGCCGATAAGTTGATCGGTGTCAGACACGCTGTTGATGCCGATTGACACCATCAGCTCGCGCAGTTGCTGTCTCCCGATTTCCTCGGCTTTTTGGTTGGGATTGGCGATGTTCAGGTTGCCAAACACAACCCGGCCTTGATGCGTCGGCCCCAGGATGTCATAGCGAATTGCGATGTATTCGCCGGTTCCGGCCTTGGTCTTTTTCAGTTCAGCCGATGTGATCGTGGCCTGATACCACCCAGCCGGCAGCGGCTCGAAGTTACCGCCAGAGCCTTGCGGCAGTTCGTCCACCGCGAAAGATTGTGAAAGGAAAGCCATGTTTTATTGCTCCTTGGTTGCAATAGTGAAAGAAGGGCGTCCGGGCTTGACGGTAACTGCCCCAGCGAAAATAGCGGTTACATCGGCAGGCGCTTTGCGCCAGGCGGCCATGTCAATCTCAGGCTTCCACCTGAAAAGCGCACCGAGCGCATTCTGTAAATCATGCTCTGCGGCCAGCTCCTGCGCCTTATCTGCGTCCACCTTGCGGTCGAGGCGGCTGATGATCTTGATCATCAAACCCTCGGGCAAAAGATGCGTTTCTGTTCCTTCTTTTGCGGCATCAACGCCGAGCGCGTTGCTCATTTGATCTTCAAGCTCACGGCGCTTTGCCACGGCCACGCGCTCAGCTTCTTTTGCTTCTTGCCACTGACGGGCCAGCAGTTCTAGGTCGATGTAATCCATGCTCATGCTCCGATCTTGTTGATGATCGCGCCAAGGTCAGGCGCTTCCCATGTTTCTAGCTTGCCGCTGCGATCTTTGGCCAGCCAAAAGCCATCCGAGTCACACATCAGCGCACGCTGGCTATTGCCTTCGGCGTCACGCTCTACGCGCAGGGCCAGCACCTCGTCGAAGAAGTAGGGCAGTTGCTGGCCGGTCTTATTGCCCGGCATGCTCGGCGCATACAACACCCGGCCCATTTCGTCCTGCGTCTTCTCCAGCTTGGCGCTCATGTAAACGTGCCGGCCAGGCAGGTCGCGGAAGGCGCGAATGATGTCGGCCATCTGCTCTTGCATCGCGCCGTAGGCTTGGCGCGGGTCTTTCGTGGCCTTCTTCTCGGCGTTGAGCACCACCTCGGCAATTTCAGAGATGCTATCCAGCGCCACCGATTGAAACGCCTTTGCTTCGGCGCTTTCACTGAGCCAGCTCCAAGCCTCGCGCAGCGTGGCCATGTCGCTGATTTCCACGTAGGGCACATCGGCCCCGGCGATTGAAAGCAAGCCGCCTTCAGCGCTCAGGACAATGGGCGCTGGCAGGGTTGGGATGAGCGACGTTTTACCTGCGCCAGCTTGCCCGTACACGAGCAGCTTGACGCCGCTCATAGAAAGCGCACTGCTGCGCTTCAGGTTGATAGCCATTTGGTTCTCCGGTTGGCTGTTGAGATCGGCCCATTGCTGGGCCGGGTTGTTATTCTTGCACGCTTTCCTGATGAAAGCCATAGGCTTGTTTGCTTTGACGCTGGCGTATTTCTTCCAGCATCTTCAGATCAACTTGCAGACGAGTCCTGACTGCAAGTAGCTCTCTTGAGTCATTGCGAGTCGGCTGCACTTCATCGCTCCACTCAAACATGAACATGAGCGCATCCATCGCATTCTTGATATCTAGCACTAACTCACGCACATCAAACAGCCTGTCGGTGTAGATGTCTTCTTCAAGGTTTCGCATGCTTATGCTCCTGAAGTGGTGTTGTTGAACAAGGCGGCATTGAGCGCCGCGTAAAGCTCGCTATCAATCTGCACGTTTGACCAAGAGTGAGATCCATCAGGCCGCACGACGAGGCTCGCACCATGAAGCGAGGCTTCACGGTATCCGTTTGGGAAAACTATCACTGAGATGTTCATGTTTTGTTCCATAAACAGGGGCTCCAGTTTTTGGAGCCCATCTGATTACTTGGATGTGACTTTGACGCTGAACACAGCCGTAACGCTGGTGTTGGCCTCGATCACTTCGGCGGGGATGTTGTATGCCTTTGCAATGGCCTTCCAGTCAGTGACCTTCCGGTTCGCTTCAATAACCGAAGCCTTGAACAGATTTCCCATCGTCACTGCGTCACCGCCAGCCGTGGCCACATCTTTCATTCCATTCTTGATGGCGTCTGCCTTTTTTGTCAGCTCGGCAATTTCAGCGAGCAACAGGCCAAGCTCATCAGCTTGGGTCAGGGCGATGTCCATTGCGTTCATATCAGTTCCTTTCGTGTTTCGCGCCTTCGGCCTATTCCGTTCGCGCTATGGGTTCAATGATAGGGGCTTTTTGAGCCCCTGCCATTAGGACAAACCCTTACAGCCTAGACTGTTCGGCCTTGTACTTCGGCCATGTCCTCACGGCCTCGCCGTCGATGTAGTTGGCCATGTCTTCATCGCGCTCAAGGCGTTGGCGCAGTTCGTAGCGAGCTTCCAGAGCCTGCCGGTCAGTGCCCATCATCACGAGCACGACCAGCTGCTCATGCGTCATGCTGGCCACATCGTCGGCGGCCAACTGCCAGGTCTTGACTTGGCTCTTGGCAACGTCATCGGAACCAATGCTGACCTCGCCAAACCCCAGATAGTACTGCCAGACTTCCGAGCTGTGCAGTGCATCCTCTTTGATGCTGTCGCAAAGAGGCTCGCACTCTGTTGCTGCTTCGAATTCAATCTGAGCGTTCCAGGATTCTTCGGTAGGGTAGTAAAGCATGTCGGTTACTCCGGTTTGCTGGATCAGCACCGCGCTGTCCATGTACTAGACTGTACCGGCTCAAGAACAAATGCACATCGGGATAAACCCTAGGTGACGATTAGGGCTTGATGTGCAATCATTGGCCCCCCCATTCACAAAGGAGCATGCAAACATGGCAAAGCTCGGGCGCGTTTTTGATGTCGCGTCACTCCCAACACTTGACGCGGCGCGGCCCGTCGCCCCCCCTGAATCACAATTGATCGACGCCATGCGCGCGGCTGGCATCACCCACACGCCGGAGCAGATACACATTGACGGCAAGATGCACCGATTCTGCACATCGGGCAAGCGCGGCGACTCAGGCTGGTACATCATCTTCGCTGATGGCATCCCGGCGGGGCAGTTCGGCTGCTGGCGCTCAGGCCTTGTGCAATCTTGGCGGGCAGATGTGGGCCGCAAAATCTCGCACGTTGAGCAGATGGCCCACACTCGGCGCATGGCAGAAGCCGCAGCACTGCGAGAGGCAGAGCTGACCAGGCGGCGCGAGACTGCCGCCGATGTCGTGGGGCGGATATGGTCAGAAGCCCAGGCCGCAAGCCCGGAGCATCCGTACCTACAGCGCAAGGGCATTGCAACACACGGCGCACGAGTGACCGGCGACGGCCGATTGATCGTGCCGCTTTACAGCCCAGACGGTGAGCTGGTGTCGCTGCAATACATTGATTCAGGCAGCGACAAGAAATACCACCCAGGCGGCCAGACTGGCGGTGCGTACTGGTGGCTCGGTGCGCTCGAAGGTGCAAAGACGATCTACATTGCAGAAGGCTTCTCCTCCGCCGCGACGATTCACCAGACCGCCGGCCAGCCGGTTTTTATCGCCTACAGCGCC